TTATTTGCTTTTTGTCAAGCATATTTTTTGTAAAGTCAAACAGTGCCATATCTGGTCGTCCCCACGGCCCATAGACGGTAAAGAAACGGAGACCGATATTTTGAACGCCAGATATGGCAAACTGAATCTCGTTGGTATACTTGGTGTAGGCATATGCATTACGTTGTTTGCCTGTGATTAGATCTTCTGTCCACCCATCTTCTGGAATAGGAGTGTCTCCATATACCGAAGACGTAGATGCATAGATGACATTGATATCTTTACCCTTTATCAGATCAATTAAAGTCTGAGTTCCATCAATATTATTTGCATGATATTTAGATTCGTTACCAAAAGAATCTCGTGTACCAGCATAAGCAGCAAGGTGGATAATCTGTTCTGGTTGGAACGAGTTTATGATTTCACCTAACCGTTCGTTGTCTCTAAGATCACATACTTGTATATCCAACTTGAAGTGTTGGGTTCGATCCACTTTTAGTTGTGGGTCATATAGATGGTCACTATAGTTATCGATACCCAGTACGTCATGACCTTCGTCCCTAAGTCTATTCATTAATTGCGAACCGATGAAACCAGCTGCACCTGTGATTAAAATTTTCATTATACCGTCCTATCCGTTTCTATAAACATATTCTAACGCCCTGTCCGCTTCTTTTGCTAGGGGTCGATTCTCGTACCAGTTGCCAGATTCCACATCAAACTGTTTACACATTTCTGCGATTTGCGTGGCACTGATTGGATACCCTTTACTTATAGCATGTCCAGCTATCGCAACCATGATCTGATACATCTTGTGATACCACCCAGTGCCAGTTATGGCACGGTATTCTACACCCAGTCGTTTGGGGAAGAACGGACAATCGTGGTAACTTGACCAACTGTAGTTGGTATTGTCCATTTGATTCTTACGGTGTTCTATCACCGCCTTCTGCATATCGTCAGGCAATCTGTCTAGGAAACTATTACCAGACTTAACTTCGTACTTATGACGGGCCATAAGTTCGTCAGTATTAATAGACTCGCCATTATGAGTAAAATAAAAGTTATTTGCATTAGGATAATCCGCAGGAACGTAATACATTCGAGCGAGATCTTTAGTCTGTGGATCTCCGATGTCTCCAAGTTCTTTATTGAGTGCGAACCAGAAGTGTTTGATTCTATCTTGCGGTATAGAGTTGTCAAGATCGAATACAAGTCTGAACTTCGGTTGAGCATCTGACGAACTAGCAGTGCTGTAACAAATAAAACTCCAACGACCAAACCGATCAACCAACTCATTTTGAATACCCCTTATAGTGTTATCACGAAACTCATAGTCATCAACATCAACAGCACACCAATTGCCCCAATGAGTAACAGATTTATTACTACGTGTAGTACCTTCCTGAAACATAGCAGGAGTAATAAGAGGACTAGAGTTTCTACCACCTTTCTCACCTTTCTGATTAGATAGCCCGAACAACAACTCATCGAACTCGTCCCACGTTTTTACAGAGACGGTTCGATGAGTCTTGTTGTCAAACTGATTTTTAAATATAGTTAATTCGTACATGGTGTCTATTATACCACAGTCGGCTTGATATGTCAACTACAAATCCTTAAATGCTTGGTATTCAACTACTTTATTCACTATATCTGAATATGACTTTCTTTGCCACGTCAAGTATGGCACATGACAGTATGCAATCAAACCTTCGTCAATAACATCTGCATAGTACATATCCACTGGTTTTTTCATTTGTTCGATTCTAGATATAAGTTTATCGTAACATGTATTCCTGTACAATATACAATGAGTACCATAGACCCTAGTCACCCTGTGTACATTTTCTGCGATTTTTATTGGTGGTGTTTTATGTTGTCCTCCCAGATAAACCATATCCCAGTCATCAGGTATTGAAGAAAGATATTTTTTAGATTCTTCTTGGAACGAATCTCTCGCCTCTAAGTCGTCCTCAATTATCATCACATTGGGCATACCCTCATCTCTTGCTCTCTCTAGTATTGCTTTGTGTGAAAGTAGACACCCCAAGGCGGCAGGTTTTAATTTACTATCGTATTGATCGCAAATGTCCTTTCCGTCAATCGCATCAAAAAATTCGAACTTAATGTCTACTCTGTTGCAAAATTCTTTAATCTCAGCCCGTCTGTCGGTTCTTCTCTTTAAAGAAACGCAGAATATTTTATGTATATTGATCATCCGAAGAAGTCTTCCAGACTCGCCTTAGGTTCATCTTCCCAACCGACCGCATCTAGAATCGGGGTCAGTGGATCTAGGAATGTTTTGTTGAACATTTTGTCGTAGTCTATGTATGGATGCAGATCCAATTCCTTGGGTAGGTTGAGTGGATACGAGATCACGTTCTCACGCAGATGGTTAGGCATCTTGAGGTAAACAAACTTGACCTTCGATCCGTTCTTGATTAGTTCGTACCTTTTACTTAGACCTTTACTAACTACCGCATTGTTGTACATCAACGCACCACGCACGTGAATCGGTGTGCCTTTGGTGTAGATAGTTTTCTTGTCCGACCACTTGACCACGTCCGAGACCCCACGTGGAAACGAGATATCTTCGGGAGGCATCTTCTTGAACTCGGACTTGAAGTCAGAGATATATTGTTGTGTCTCCTGTTCAGTACCGTTAACAATCACACCGAAGACTTCTTTGAACCGTTCACGCACAACCTGTGGAGTACTAGACTTGACCGCCTCGATACCCATCATCTTGAGTTTGGGTTCTGCGTACTGGACACCCTCGTTGTTATGTACGTTTAGAATGTAACGTTTCTTTGCCACCCAGATACCACGATCTGCAATTACCTCACGTTCCATCTCCATGCGATTCTCATACGCATTGGTGGTCTCTGCCAGTTCCGCATACGATTCACGCAGAACTTTCTCGAAGTGTTCGTGACAGATCTTGTCTAGAAACTTGACTGGGTCTTTGGGTTTGAACTGGTCAACCAGATCAACCATCTTGATGTAGACCGAGTCAGTGTCCATCGCAATCACATAATCTTTGTCGGTCTTGAGAAGTTTCTGCATCTCATTGTTAACCGCACGTTCTGCCCACTTGATCGACAACTGACCAGCCATGGTGATAGACTCTGCCACTCGTTGATCGAAGTAACGGAACCACCGATTACCTAGCGCACCGTACAGGGAGTTCATAAGAATCTTGATCGACATCTGTTGGTTGTCTAACTGGGCAATCTTGTTGGTCAGTTCCTTGGTCGGGTTCTTCTCGAACTCTTGTTTCGATTCCAACATTTGTTTCTTGATAATCTTACGTTCATCATAATACTGTTTAATGATGTTGGGGACGATACCTTGTTTCTCCTTAGAGAACTTAGAACCAGTCGGTGCGAGAGTATAGTCGCCTTGGTGAGTGACCTCACGGTTAAGGAACTTCTCCACCGATACGTCATTGACGAATCCGTCCAGTACAGTTTCGGGTGACATGTTGTACTGAACAATGATGTTAGGATACAGAGATGCAAGGTCAAAAGATGTGACCCACTCGTGCGACCCGACCTCTGGATCTTTCACGTAACCACCCATGAAGTCAGACTTGGGACGTTCTACCTTGGGCGGACACGCAATCATTTTACGCATCAGTAGTCGGTAGATGATACTGTCCCAGATATTGGTAGTACCAAGGGCATCGATATAGTTCACACCACCACGATAGGCCATCGTCATACACAATTCGATCAGTCCGAGTTTCTCGTCCAGTCTATCTACGAGTTCCACGTCCTTGATGTTATAGTCAATGAACTTCTGGAAGTCGTGTAGGTACAGAGAGTGAAGTGAACCATGTTCTTCATAGGACAGTTTGCGTTCACCCAGAACCACGTGGGCAATGTTATCCAGTCGGTAAGACTCTTGGCGTCCCCACGTATTGAGAGTAAACTTCTTGAAGATCTCAAGGTAGTCGATCTGTTCTACACCAGTGATGTTATAGATCTGTGACTTCATACCCTCGTCAAAGTAAGAGGATTCCGAGACCAGACCCCACGGTGAGAACTTCTTCGCCTCGTCAAACCCAGCGAGTTTGGTCATGCGGTTGATCAGATACGGTAAGTCAAATGTACGAGAGTTCCAACCAGTAATAATATCTGGTGTGTGTTCTCTCCACCAGTCTAGGAAGTTGGTCATCAATGTGAGTTCATCTTTACAGACACGGTACAGGACGTTCTCGCCTGCATCGTAGGATTGCATACCCCACACATGATACTCGTCAGACCCACGTTGTTTCATGGTGATCGAGATTACTGGGTGGTCTGCCTTAGATGGTTCGGGGAATCCGTCATCAGACTCGACCTCGATATCGATAGTCCAGACTGACACCTGACTCGCATCGAACGGAATCACGCCAGGGAATTTTTCGGCAATATATTGTGTGACATAGTTGGTCGTCCCGAAGATCTTGAAGTTCTCAACACCATCGTAACGTTTGGCGAAGTCACCCGCCTCTTTCATGTTACCGAACGTGATCGGTTCCACGTTGGTTCCGTCCAGACCAGTCCACCGTGTTTCTTTCTTGTTCGAGGGAACATACAGTGTCGGTTTGAATGGGATCTTTTTCTTAACTCGTAGGCCGTTTTCGACTCCACGATATAACAGATTGCTACCGTAACGGGCAACAGAAGTGTAAAACTCCATGCGGTCTCCTTATAATATAGAGGGTATTATAACACAGGGGGCCCAGAATGTCAATCAATAATATGAAAATTGCCTAACCTTGTCCAAGGTTTGTCTATACATTCCTTTGGGTATGCTTGATGGTGTTGAGTTACTGATTTGGAACCTAACGATCTTTTCATCATTTGTGTAGTGGGACGTAAACAGTGATAATCGTCAAGACTGATGTTTTTTGTGTCGATATTATTATAACAATTAAAAATCTCTTGATCGGTTTTTCCTAAACTCAATCCTATTGCGTTCTCACCTTCCACTGGATGTAAAAATGTTTTTTCTTTATTTTTATAATCTTCCGTTTTTTCGAACGGTTTATTGACATGCGACCCAGTTAAGAATGTCTTGAATAGTCTTTCCATACATCCATATGGGCCACCATTTAT